TGGAAGTCGCCATCCAGGCAGCCATGTTCGGGTGGCTGTCTCCGAAGCCGCTGCTCGCTCAGCTGGCGGAGGAGGCGACTTACCGCGACACCGCGCTCGCCTACCGGGGCGAAGACGGCCAGCAGGACATCCTGACGGCCGAAATCACCTTCGGTGTTCGCTACGCCAGCGTGCCCAGCGGCAATTTCGACGACCTGGGCATTGTCTCGACGGCCTTCGACATGGCCAGCCCTCGCAACGATCCGCCCACGCCTGTGGGGCCGGACGGACAGATCGACGCCCGCGCCGACATCGTTTTTAACCAGTAGCCCTCTCACAGGGAGCACCCATGAAGAGCATCACCGTCAAGCCCGCTGCCGGGCGGCTGGTGCGCGACCCCTCGACGGGCCGCGAGATAACCGAGCCGACGCCCGTCGACGGCGACGACCCGTTCTGGATTCGACGCCTCGCCGACGGCGACGTGGAAGAAGGCGCGGGCGACGCACCGAACAACCTGCCGGCCGCACGCCGCGTCGCATTTGACGCTGCCGCATCCGCCGGCCACGCCGAGGAGCAGTAATGGGCTCGATGAGCTTCAATCAGATCCCGGTCAACCTGCTGACTCCGGGCCAGTACGTCGAATTCGACAACAGCAAGGCTGTGTCGGGCCTCGTGGTGATGCCTAACCGCATCCTCATCATCGCCCAGATGCTTGCGGCCGGTACCGCCACGCCCAACGTGCCGTTTCAGGCTGACAACCTAGTCGGGGTGCAGAACCGTTGCGGCCGTGGCTCGCACGCGGCGCTGATGTTCGAGGCGGAGCTGCGTGTTACCGACACGATCGAAACGTGGATCCTGCCGCTCGCCGACGCGGCCGGGGGCGTTGCCGCTACCGGCACGGTTGCCATTGGCGGCGCGCCCACAGCAGCCGGCACGCTGAACCTGTATCTCGCGGCCGATCGCGTGCAGGTGGCCGTAAGTGCGACGGACACGCCGACCACCATTGCCACTGCACTGGCTGCGGCGATCAATGCGAACGCCGATCTTCCGGTGACCGCAACGTCGTCTGCCGGTACCGTGACGCTGACCGCGCGCAACAAGGGCACGCTTGGCAATGACGTCGACCTGCGGGTGAACTACTACCCGCTGTCGGAGACCACGCCGGCCGGTTTGACCGTGACCATCACGGCCATGGCAGGCGGCACGGGTGACCCGTCCATTGCCGCGGGCCTCGCAGCCGTTGGCGAGACGCAGTACAACACCATCCTGATGGGTCTGTCCGACGCGACCAACATGGCGCTGATCGAGACGGAGCTCGACGCTCGCTGGGGCCCGCTGCGCCAGAACGATGGCCGTGTGCACACCGCCGTGCGCGGCACGGTCGGCGCGCTGAACACGTATGCCAGCACGCGCAACAGCCCGCATGTGGTGGCCTGGTCGGTCGAGCAGGGTGGTTCGCCGTCGCCCGTCTGGGAGCACGCTGCCATCTGGGGCGCGATCTGCGCCTTCAACCTGGGTGCCATCGATCCGGCACGCCCGGTCCAGACGCTGGTCGGTACCGGCTTGTTGCCGGCCTCGCAGGAAAAGCGCTTCACGCGCGCGGAACGCAACAACCTGTTGTCGTACGGGCTGGCGACCTACATCGCCAATCCGGGCGGGCAATTGGCTGCGGAGCGGGCCGTGACGATGTACACGCAGAACGCCAGCGGCATCGTCGACCCGAGCTATCGGGACGTCGAGACGATGTACACGCTCAGCTACCTGCGTTACAGCGTGCGAGCGCGAATCGCGCAGAAATTCCCGCGGCACAAGCTTGCCAACGACGGCACGATCTTTGACGCCGGCCAGGTGGTGGCCACGCCCAGCATGATCCGCGCCGAGCTGATTGCGCTGTTCCGTCAATGGGAAGAGGTGGCGCTCGTCGAGGACTTTGACCAGTTCAAGGCTGACCTCCAGGTGGTGCGCAGCACGACCGACGTCAATCGCATCGACGTGTTGCTGCCGCCGAACCTCATCAACCAGTTCCGCGTCTTCGCGGCGCAGATCCAATTCCGTCTGTAACCCGATGCGCGGGGCACAAGCCTCGCGTGTCTCCTCAAGGAAAAATCCATGGGCAAGCAAGTTATGGGGCGCGCGTTCATCACGGTGGACGCCCAGCGCCTCGCATCCGTGCCTGGCACGGCAAAGCTGGACACGGGCGGTGTCGAGCGCACGCCCCAGGTGTCCGACGCTGGCACCGTCTATTACACCGAGAAGCCAAAGCAGGCCGAACTCGAGTGCGACATCCTGATCACCGCCGACACTGACATCCTGGCGCTGAACAAGACAACCGATGCGGTCGTGCTATTCGAGGCCGATTCGGGGCAGCGCTACATGGTGCGCGACGGCGCGGTGTCCGCTCCGCTGAACCCCCAGGCGGGCGACGGTAAGGCGTCGCTCAAGATCTTCGGCGCACCGGCGGAGGAGGTCTGATGGCTGCCATTGCTTCTATCAAGGTGCCGCTGAGCGAACCGCTGAAGCTCACAGGAGGTGGCGAGCTTACGGAGCTGGTGATGCCGCGACCCAAGGCGCGACATCTGCGATCTCTGCCTATGACGGCAACGCCGAGCATGGGGATGATCATCGACCTCGCAGCCGAACTCGCCGGACTTACTTCGGATGAAATCGATGAGCTGGAAGCGGCTGACACCATGGAGGTGGTCATCAAGCTGGGCCCTTTCTTGGTGAAAGACGATGGGACGACGCCGTCGCCCTCATCGCCTACACCTTCCACTTCCCCCCAGAGTCCATCTGGGACATGACGACTGCGGATCTCGACTTCTGGTGCAGTAAGGCCGAAGAGATCTACAAGGCCCAAGCCAGCGCCAGGAGTTGAGCATCGTGGGGACTATCAATAAGGCCGAAATCGTCATTACCGCGCTGGACAAAGCCAGCGCGGTATTGACGCGGATCGGTGAAAAATTCGACGGCATCACCAAGCCGGTGGGCCGTGTGCACGAGGCGGTGGGCAAATTCGCTGAGGCGACCGGCTTCAGCAAGATGCAAAGCGCAGTCAGTGGCCTGACAGACAAGCTCAAGGGCTTGGCGACTGCGTCGGTCGGCCTGGGTGTCGGCTACAGCGTCGCGCTGGGCGGCATGGTCGCCATGGCGCACAAGGCGGCAGAGGCAATCGACCAGGTCGGCGACCTGGCGTCTCGCTACGGCGTCGCCACGCAGGATATTCAGGTCTTCGGCGGTTTCGTCGAGGAGGCTGGGGGCAGCGTCGAAGACGCCTCCAAGGCGATCGGCAAGCTCAACAAGAACATGAGCCTTGCACGCGCCGGCAACAAGGAGATGCAGGCCGCGTTCGCTACGGCCAACATCACCATGGATGATCTTCGCAAGAAGACGCCGTCCGAAGTGCTGTTCAAGATGGCCGAGGCAGCCAAGGCCTCGCAGAAGGAAGGCGCAAAGCTGGCGACGCTGGAAGCACTGATGGGCAAGAGCGGCTCCATCATGCTCGACACGCTGAACAAGGGCGGCGACGAGCTCCGCGAACGTTACCAGCAAATGACGGCCGACGGTGCGCTGTACACGGGCGAGCAGATCGCCCAGGCGGATGCCTTCGACAAGTCCTGGCGGCGGATGCAGCGCACCGTGGAGAGCGTGCGCAACTCCATGGGGCTGAAGCTGGCCAACGCCATCCAGCCGCTGGTCGACCGCATGCAGGCCTGGGTGGTGGCCAACCGCGCCATGCTGGAGTCCAAGGTCGACAAGTTCGCCGCTGCGCTGCCCGGCGTGCTGACCGATGTGCTTGACGTCTTCCAGGCGCTATGGGGTATCGCGGTCAAGCTCGGCGGTGCGTTCAAAGCGCTCAAGGAAGCGGTGGGGCCGACCAATGCTGTGCTTGCGGTGCTGGCGCCAATTCTGGCGCCGGTGGTGCTGGCGGTCGGCCAAGTGGTATTCGCGTTCGCGCGGTTCGCGTGGATCCTCGGAAACGGCCTGTTCATCATGCTGCCCAAGCTAATCGGCTTGATCCGGCTGGTCGGCATGGCCTTCATGACCAACCCGATCCTGCTGGCGATCGGCCTGATCGCTGCCGGCGCGTTTCTGCTCTGGAAAAACTGGGATACGGTGGTTGGCTGGCTGAAAGCTGCATGGCAGATGCTGGGCGATGCGGCTGTTGCGCACGTGCAGATCGTGCTGGGTATCTGGTCTGGCATCGGTCAAGCCCTGATCGCGGTTTTCACGGGCGATTGGGCGAAGCTCGGCCAGATCGTGCAGGGCGCGCTCGATACCTTCAAGAAGTGGTTTCCGGGGCTGTACGACGCATTCACGGAAGTGTGGGAGCGCATCACCACGTGGCTCACTGAACAGCTGCAGGCACTGACCAGCATGCTGCCGGGCTGGTTGACGGGTGGGTCCATCAACGTCAATGCGGCCACGACGCCAGTGCCTGTCGGCGCGGGCGCGGCCCAGACGATCGCCGGAGGCGGCCCACAACGACAGGAAGTCGGCGGGCGGATTCAGATCGAACTGATGGGCGCGCCGGCCAAGGTCACCGACATGCGCTCTAACAACCCGAACGTGCCACTGGACGTGTCGGCCGGGCAATACGCCTACTAGAACCCATCAACGGGAGATTCGCCCGGCCTAGTGCCGGGCGTTTGCTTTTCAGGAGAGCCAATGAGCTGGCGAGATGAGCTGCGGCCGGCGTCGTTTCGCGGCGTGCCGTTTGAGACGCGTGGTTCGCATGAGCTGACCGGCGGCCGTCGCCGCGTAGTCCATGAGTATCCGCAGCGCGACGAACCCAGCCTGGAAGACATGGGGCGGAAGGCGCGAGGTCGCAAAATCACCGCCTTTGTGATCGGTCCCGACTACATGGCTGGTCGTGATGCGCTGATCGCCGCGCTCGAGCAAGAGGGTTCCGGCGAACTGATCCTGCCGTTTGGCGGCCGGGTCAAGGTCGGTATTGGCGACTTCACCATGCGCGAGAGCACGGAATTCGGCGGCATGGCCGAATTCTCGATCGACGTTACCGAGGATGCTGGTGCGCTCGAGCCGGAAACGGATTTCGATGCCGATGGCGTGCTGGAGGAGAGCCAGGACGCCGCGTTTGATGACATTGCAGACGACTTTTCGAGCGGGTTCGATCTTTCCGGCCTACCGGCTTGGTCGCTCGACGACATCAATGCGAGCGTCAGCGAGTTCCTCGACTTGGATGCATTCAAGGATTTGGCGTCGAGCGTGCTCGATGTGAAGAGCCGGCTCAGCGATCTGCTGCAAGTCCCGCTCGACCTGGCCACGACGCTGATCGGCTTGGTCAAGCAGGCAAGCGACGTGCAGTCGATCTTTGACGTGCCGTACATCCCTGTACGCAGCTGGCGCGGGCAGGGTGCAACCACGACGACTGCAACGCGAGGGGTAGTGGTGCGGCGGCAGTCAGATGTGAACATGCTGTTCCACCGCGCGGCGCTGGTGCAGGAGACGGCCTTGATCGGCAGCCTGCCCACGCGCGCGAAGGTGGAAGAGGCGCGCGAACGCTTGCTCGATCACTTCGACGCGCACGATGCGACGCCAGGCTTGCCTCGCCCGACGCCGACTCTGGCTCGTGCGATGCAGGCTTTGCGAGTCAACGCTCTGGTGGTGTTGCGTCGTCAGGCAGCCGCGCTGCCTCGCTCATACACCCTGCAGTTGCTGCAGCCGACGCCCGCAGTCGTGCTTGCGTATGACCTCTATGAGGATCTGCGCGCCAGCGAAATCGTGGCGCGCAATGATGTGCGGCATCCCGGGTTCGTGCCCGCGGGCGTGCCGTTGGAGGTGACCAGTCAATGACAGACCCACGCAACAAGCTGACGTTGAAGGTCAATGGGCAACTCTTCGGCGGGTGGACCAGCGTGCGCGTTCGGCACAGCATCGAGCAGATCGCGGGCACGTTCGACATTTCGTACACCGAGCGTTGGCCCGGCGAGACGAGGGCATGGGTCATTCCTGCCGGCGAGTACTGCGAGGTGCTCATCGGAGAGCACACCGTGGTCAGCGGTTTCGTCGACAAGACGGCAGTCAGCTACGACGGCAACAGCCACGCCCTGCGTGTTACGGGGCGCGATCGTACTGGGGACTTGGTCGACTGCTCGGCGCCCTCCAAGGCGTTTTCCGGCCTCACGTTCAAGCAGCTGGCTGATGAGCTTTGCAAGCCGTTCAGCATCACGGTGTACGACGAGACGGCAGATGAGAAAAAGCTGACCGTGTCGCAGAAAAAGATCGGGAAAAAGGGCACCAAGCCAAAAGCTAAACGTGTCGGCGCGGCGTTGCCCAAGGCTGCAAGCCAGAACTCAGAAACGGTGTTCCGGACGCTGCAGCGCCTCGCGCGCAATGAGGGTGTGCTTCTGGTGTCGGACGCGGAGGGCGGTTTGCTGCTAACGCGTGCGGGCCGTGCTGGACGCATCAGCGTGTCGCTGGAGCTGGGCAAGAACATCCTTGCGGCCGAGTTCGAGCACTCCCAGGTGAACCTGTTCTCAGAGATCACCGTCAAGGGCCAGGCATCCACGCAGGACGCCGACGGTGCGGGAAAGATGGAGAACTGGCTCAGCCCAAAGCACACCGTATCGCGCGGCAGCGCAGGTGGCGTGAAGACCGGAAACAGCCAGATCACGCGCTACAGGCCACTGATCATCGTCGCAGAGGCCCAGGCGGACGCGCGCCGTGTCAAGCAACGGGCCGAGTGGGAAGCCAGCAACCGCGAGGCCAAGTCGCGCACGTACAAGGCCACGGTGCAGGGCTGGTATCCGAGTGACCAGGACCGCGACATCTGGCGCATCAACAGCATGTTGCGTGTGGTCGATGCATGGGCCCGTATCGACGAGGACTGGCTGTTGGCTGCAGTGGATTTCACGCTCGATGAGAGCGGCACCCGCGCGGAGCTGGAGCTGACCAGCCCGAAGGCCTTCGACGAACTCCCCGAATTGCCCCAGCCGAAGGCGGGCGCGGCCGGGACCGGAAAAATGGAGAAGTGGTGATGCTCGATGTCATCGACAAGATGCTCGACCCCATCCGCGGGCGTGTCGGCGGTCTGGTCCGTCGTTGTGTGCTAACCGCGCTCAGCGACGCGAGCGGGCTACAGCACGCCCAAGTGCGTGCGCTGGCGGACGACGACCACGACGACGTGGAGCGCTTCCAGCAATACGGCTTCACCGGCGTGCCAAAGGCCGGTGCTGAGGGCCTGGTGGTGGCGGTGGGCGGCAACACGGACCACGGAATCATCGTGGCAGTTGACGATCGGCGGTACCGCCTCAAGGGGTTGCAGTCCGGCGAGGTCGCCCTCTACGACGACCAGGGGCTCAAGGTGTATTTGACCCGTGACGGCATCGTAATCGACGGCGGCGGCAAGGACGTCCAGTTCGTCAACACGCCAACGGTGCGAATCCCGCAGGACCTGCATGTGGGCCGCGACATCGTCGCCGAGCGCGACATTGCGGATCAAGGCGGCGCCAAGACCATGAAGGGCATGCGCACGACCTACAACGGCCACAAGCACCCCGAGAACAACGTCGCGGGCGGTAACACCAATCAACCCAACGATCAAATGTAGGTATGGACATCGAGCTCTTCTGGAACGCTGCCGAGAGTCGCTGCGAGTGGAGCCAGCGGCCGGATGGGCAGCTCGCCGCAGATCACGACCTGAAAACCGCTGTGCTGGTTTCGCTGTTCACCTGGCGCCGGGCCGAGTCGGGAAACCGGCTACCCGATCCGAAGGGCCCGCG